CGTACATCTTGTACGGAACATTCAAGTTCCTTGATGTAATTTTGCACATATCGCGCAATTCCTCCGTCCCGTTGCGACAATTCGAAGCAACCGGAGGTACTCACAGATATGTGAGATTTTTTGGAAATTTCTTCCACTTTTAATCGTTTCCCGATTAGGTAAGCAACTTGGCTTACAGCCGAAAGAACTTCCGGCTTAACAACATTTTCTGTTGTTAGTACCTCACATTGTTTTTTGAGGTCATCTTTACACATTTGTGTAGTAGGAGGAGGCAATGCCCTTCCAAATGTCCGAATTTGACATAAAGTACGGATATCCCTATCCGAGAGGGGTCTCAAAGAGACATCCCTCCAATGGGCCAAATGCCCATCAAACCAAACAAAAGTTGGTAAATTCCGGGAACTATTCCAGCCCGGAAACCAAGGTAAACTTGGTGGTTTGATGTTATTTTTAACATCATCTAATGCAAAATATTGCATCCAAGACGATAACGTCTTAAAACTCTTAAGAGTTTTCTCCCAGTTGTGGAGAACAACGTACTGTCGTCCGTTTGATCTTCTGATCTTTCCCCGTAAGGAGAATTCTAAAAACCAAATCTTAAATTTGGAAATTGCGATACGCAATTGTCTATCCTGCAAGAGAGGATTAAAATCTGTATTTAACAGAACGGTATGCATAAGTGCAGACCACGCTTGTTCAAGCGATGTCCATTGTCCCTTTGACAATAAACACATTCTATTGAATGTATGCTTTTTCAAGCGATACCCGATCATCGAGTATAAACGGGTCCTTCCCGTTAAGATCCCTTTCGGATCGAAAGCAGTAAATTTCCTGCTAACCCGCAAAACTGCGAGTCTTGTACAAATTTGTACATAAAAGTTATTCTTAAACTTTTTGACAACTGAGTTGTCGTCCAAAATAATTTTGGATTTAACCTGATAAACCTCAGGTAATGTCTGTGGATTTCCCACATGGGCAGGGGCCTTGTCAACCCATGCCTTTGACAAACTTGTCAAATCAACTACGTCCAAAGTCGTAGTACCACCAACCAAAGATGGTTTGGGTTGCGATGTCATCGCACCCTTGTTCTTTGTTC